GACGAATGCCGCTGCGTTTGCATCATCATCCGCTTGCTTCTTAGCGGCTGCCTGTTGTTGAGCGGCTGCCCTAAGAGCGGCTGTACGCCCTTCGACTTTAGGTCCTGTCGGATCGTCCAACCCTGCTTTCTTCCGGTTCTTTCGAATGAAGGTGTTTACCTTGCTTCGTCTGCCTGTCACGGCGTCGATTGCTCGACCACCTAAAACGGCAGGGATCTGTATTGCTAGTGTCTGACCTCCAGTAGCGGCAGCGGCACCCATATTGATGTTCCCAGTGAGCAGCCCTGCAGGAGTGTAAGACCTCCCAAAACGAGGGAGAGGATTAAAATTATCAGTGAACTGTGAGACACCGCCTTTAAGCCCTGAAGCATAAACTTCGGTGACAACATTTGCTTTACGAAGTGCATTTAATAGTGATCGTCCTTCATACGTGTTACCGACTTTCTGTTCAACAAACTTGAGATCTTTTTTCGAGACCTGACCAGATACTTTATTACGGGCCGCTCGGAGGATTTCTTTGAATTGGTTTTTTGTTTCTGCGTCGGCATTCTTTAATATCTCTCTGTTAAGAACATCCATGTTGAAACCAATTTCTGATCTCACCTGTTTCCTTGCTTCGTCTAGGATGGCGTTTGCACCCTTTTGGGAATTTGGATCTACGTTCCTACGATTGAAGCCTTCGCTAGTAGCAATCTCATCCATCATCCTTGCGACATCACCTGCAGCCTGACCAGTCTCTGGGTCTAACTCGGCTTTTGGTCGGAAAACAGTTTCACCTGCTTTATTTACGGTGGAGATGGTGGTGTTGATACCTTTTGAGATTGTGGCACCTACGATACCTGCTTCTGCTACTCTTTCGAATATTTCTTGAGGCACATACTCACCGCCTTGGACGGCTGTACCACCAATGACGAGACCTTCTTGTCCCATCTCTTGAGCACCTTCTCGTAGAACTCTCAGAGTAGCACCACCGCCTTTAAGAGGCGTAAGTTCGATCACACCACTGGCAATCGCTGTTGTTAAATCAGTGACTGTGGCTGTAGGATCTATGCCCTTCTCTTCTTTCTCGGCTCTATTGGCACCTAATGCCTGATTGACACCCAAGAGTGTACCACCTGCAGCAAGAGTACCGCCAACAATTGGAGCACCTGCCATAGCTGCACCTGCAGCCAACGATGTCCCTGCACCAACGGCTACTTGTGGAGCCGCTTCAGCCGTGGAGTACAACAAAGACTTACCTGCACCACCAATATCACCCTCTTTCAAGTTCTTGATGATACCGTCTGCATTCTCTGGTCTCTGGTAGCCAACTGCTTCGGCCTCGGCTTGGTTCTTCTCATCCATTGTCTGACCGACATCTTGTAGTGTCTGGTTGTTGATGAGTTCACCAAAACTCTGGATACCTTTACCAGTCAAACTTTGGGCTTGGTTTCCACCGTAACGTAATGCCCCCATGACACTAGTGTCGGGAGCATCAGTTTGTGCCTGTTGTGGTTGTTCTTTAGCCAGTTGGGCCTTCAAGGCTGCCAACGCACCTTCTTTATTCGGTCCTGTTACTTTGAACTTACGTCCATCAGGAGCCGTTATTTGAAATGTTGGCATATTAGCCTTCCTATTCTTGGATTAGTTCTACTGAATACTGACCATCGTCTGACTCGGAAGTGTTACCGCTCATGACTGCATTTGTAGGACGATCAGAAATTGGTACTTCCTGTCCAGTAGTCAGCCTGTTCTGGACGTTCTGGAGAGCGTTCATGCGGTCTAAGACCCACTGTTCCCAGATTGCCTCGTCTTGCCAGTTCTTCGGTGCAGGTGCCAAGAATAGTTTCATCTCAGCGTTAGAAATAGCACCCTTAGTTTCTGCAACACGTAACAAGGCATCATCGACTTTCACCCTTTGTAAGATCAATCGACGTGCGGCGTCTTCGTCACCAGTAAAGTTATCAACAAATGCTTTTGCCATACCGCCGATTCCAGTCAGGTTTCCACCTTCCGCTCGGCTTTCACGGATTGCATTTAAGGCTTTCTGATAGTTGAACATGGCATCGCCTACTTGGTTCAACATCTTTGCATCTTTGTCAGATGTCTTCTTGCCTTTAGCGGCTGCTTTAGCCATGGCGAGTTTCTGTGCCTGATCTAACTTAAACTTTTCCATGGCAGACTTACGGTTGGCGTCTTGGATTGCACCATACTCTCTAGTAGCGGCACTAATGCCATCACCTTTGAGCGCACCACCGTACATTGCTCCACCGATACGGATAAGAGCCTCGTTTCTATCAACGAGCATAGACGGCATGTCAGATTGACGTCTGTTACTGGTCTTCGGACCCGAAGAACTCATGATTGAGCGAACACTTGGTCCTCCGGCTGCCGCACCTGTTGTACCACCTAGCACACCTGTCGTCTTCTCATTGTTCGGCTGAGTTGTATCGATCAAGACAGGGCCGTCGTAGATGTTACCTCGACCTGCCTCTTCATTCATCGCCATTGTTAAAGCGTTTGTCGGAGCCATGGTCGGATCTGCAAAGTCCACATTAGGAACATTTGCAGCCGGAGCATCCATGTTGTTAGTCTGTAGTGCAGGTCCTTGGTATGGCTCTCTCACGTTGGCTCGAAGCATCGCCTGTGCAGTTGGATTACCTGCATCTGCAAGTTGCTGTAAGACTTCTGGATCCATGTTTGCAAAATTTGCGTCAGATCTGGTGTTGAAGTTGTCCGTTCCTAAGACGCCAGTGGTCATGTCCACATTGTAGTCTTCTTGCTACACTCTGTTTGCGGCATTCTCACCTGTGGCTTCATTCATGAAGTCGTTGACGCTGTAGTCTTCGTAGCCTCCCAGAACTCCTTGGTTATTGTTGTTGGGCGTTGCAGCAAGACCACCTGTATATTCCAGTATGGGGTCAGCAATGTTAGGCTGTGGATTTCCAAACTGCTCATTCAAGAATATTTTTTGGCTTTCCGGTAGGTTGTTCCAAAATGTCTCGGGATCCCCAGTCACGTACATACCGTATTGATCTACGAACTTGGGATTATTCATTATTGTTTGCCAGTCCATCAGCGACCACCCCCACCGAAGAATTGTCTACTTTGATTTTCTGGGAAATACTTGTTTTGGAAGCCAAAGCCACCCATAGCACCTGCCATAGCACCCTGATAAGGATCAACAGGATTTACTGTTACTCTATTTGATGTATTTGGTGCTCCAGAAAGCACACCACCTGCATAACGCTCACGCATATCGAACTCGAAGTCTCTATTGCGTTCAAATCTGTCACGATTGTCATTCATGATGTTCTGGTTTTCCTGTTGTAGGAAGTTTCCGGCGTTCATTCCAAAGTTAGCACCCTCACCCATCGTATTCATGCCCATACCGTAGGCATCCATGATGCTTGTGTTGGCTCCTCCGGCTGCATTAAGTGCCGTGCCACGGTCTGCAAACTGTGTCGCTTGCTGAGTCAGTGATCTATCGATTAATTGGTTCTGTAGACCTGCCCTGACGTCGGCTGCACGGTCATCAAAGTCACGTCTGGCGATAGCATCAGCCACACCTGCACGACTTGAGTTCATGTTGCCACTTCCAGAAGCCGAAATGTTGTTTGTTCGAAGGTTCTCGTCCAAGTTTCGTCGGCTATCACGGAGAGCAACATCTGCTAATGCGTCTACATTGTTGTTGGCGTAGTCGATAGCTGTTGCCATGCGATCTTTACCTGCATCATCAGCCATTCCCATGTATTGGTCATAGAGTGCGTTAGCATTCTGACCGAAACCACCAGTTTGAGACATAATGTCGGCACCAGTGTTCTGCATTCCGAGGCCATATTGGCCCATTTGGTTGGCTGTACCTATGTTAAACTGGTTGCCTTGGGCATAAGTTGGACCTTGGTAGGCTCCTGTCGACAAAACTCCACCTAAAGCAGCATCTGCACCTGCTAAATTGCCTTCAACGTAAGGTCTATACATGTTGAAACTTGCCATATTAGCGGCGTTTGCTGCATCCATTGCCTTGGCTTGCTTATTTGCGCCCATAAGGCCCATTGCGCCGCCTATTATTGCGCCCCACATACTCAAATTCCTTTCATTATGTTATGTCGATGGATCTCCAGTTGGTTCCATCGTAGACAACTAAACCACTGTATCCGCTACCCAAGGGGTTCCATGGCGATACGGCATAGCGAACCATGCCCTTACGCTTAGTTTCCGGCTCTTGGTCCGTCACAGTAATTGCTGCGTCTGTTAGTGTCCTTATTGCCGCCTCTATCTCTCTGAGTTGGTCTTGAATGTAAGGACCTAATTGTTCTTGATTTATTGTTGGAGTTGGCCTTCGAACATAATTCTTGACCAGTACGTTTAGTTTGTCAGAGATAGCCATGGACTACCTCCTACCTGTCACAATTACATTCACATCCATGCCTGATAACGAAAAGTCTTTCAGCGTTGGGCACGCTAGTTTGTAACTCAAGTACCTACCTGAGATGCGAGTGTCGACTTTGTATCCAGTGTTGGAGTCAAAAGTAATTGCTGTATCGTAGTTGGGAGCATTTGTTGCTATATCAGCGGCACCAAAAGTAAACTCGAAGGTTCCATCTGCATTCGGTGAGTTAATCTGAGGATAAAACGCATTGAGCACTTTGTATCCTGAGATCTGTATCCCTTGCTCATCAAGATCGATACCTGTTCTCTCTAAGAATGCAGGTTGACTGACAGTCTCGTCTGTACCTTGTGTCAAAGATCCTAAGTCTTGGAGATCTAGGCCGTACAAAGTTGACCTTGCCACCTCATTGTTTGCCATCTGTTTGGAGAACATCAAAGCATGACGTTTGAACTCGGACTCTTGGCTCAAATATGAGCCGCCTGAGTTGGCATAAGTAATACTTGCGTCTACGGTTGCATAAGATTCAGTTGAAGAAACATTGGCTATACCACCACCTACTACGTTTGGTAAATCTTGGAAGGTCCAAGTATCCTCTTTATAGTTGTAGACGGCTGCACGGTTACACTTGTCTCCCTCTTCGAATACAGCAAGATCGTCACCTGTATGATAGCAGAAGTAGACTTCCTCGAGGGCTGCATTATGCAACACAAAACAAGAGCCCTTTTTCGTATAGTCGATACCGTTGAAAATGTAGTCTCGGACCCGACCATCGCAAATAGACTGTCTGGAGTTACCATCCGTTACATAGATGTCATCGTAGTCAAAGACGTAGTGTTTACCTTCAACCTCGACAATGCAGTTCTGGCTCATGGCCCCTGCGTCATCAAAGAGTTTACGAAAGTTGAATATGAACGAACCACCCACAAACTCCATCATCCACACTTGGTCAGACGAATAGATCAGGAAGTTGGACCCGAGAGTCGCTCCGTCAACTATGGGTGTCTCCATCTGTACGAGGTCGTTGAAACCTGCACTTTCAGTTACGTCAGTCTCATCCCATGTACTGGGGACACTATTGGACAATGCAGTGGTACTAAAGCGCACACGGTTACTATGCTCAGTACCGCCTTCTGTTGTATTCAATGCAATCAAAAAGTCACCGAAAGATCTCAAGGATTTTGTTCTGTATGTTGAAGGCCAGTTCGGGAGGTTGGTGAACGTAGATGTACTTGGGGTTCTGTGGACAGGCACTAAGTCACTTCTGTTGACATAGGTGACGTTAGCTAAATTAGTTGCTGTTATCTCAGTAGATGACGACTGTGAACCAGCGGCAAGCCTTGTCGTGTAGGCACCGTTGCTGAACTCTTTGATCTGAAAAGTGTCATCGACCACAAGAACAGTGTCGTACCCAGTGGACGCACTGACACCATGGACAAACATAGGATTGGCTACTTGGTTGTTTGGACTAACGTCTCTGAAGATTGGACCATGGCCCACCTTGCCCTCGTTAAATCTAATGTTCTTTCCTCGAGTATAGCCGTTGATCGGCAGGTTGTAGGGGTCAACGTCAGTGACCACACCTACAGACCCAAGTCCTCGGATTGGTAAGTTAGGCACTACACCCTCCTCCTGTATATACAAATGTTATTACGGATGTTCAGACCTTCTCGGGCCACTTGTAGCAAGTATAGTCTTGGATCTGCCATCCTTGCTGCTCTAGTTGGATCACACCGCCTCCAACGCTCGTTATGCAAGCCTGTTCGTCTGTAAAGATCTTGTGGTTGCCAAAGGTTTTGCATTCGCTTGCTGATAGTGAACAGGCGAATATTATTGCACTAAACATCTTATTATGCCTCTTTTCCCATCCAGATCGCGAATGCCCCTGTGGCAGCCCCCATCACGACGGATACTAATGCTGACTGTTGTGTCGTAGGATCCGGTAGGTTCATAAACCACTCCACCACCCTCCAACTCATGATCGTAAAAGCAATCATCATGAACCGAGGCCAGACCTTCCAGTCGTCCAGAAACGTGCGTACATGTTCGACCATAGTCATCTCCCTCTCTAGTTCTCGAAAGCGTCAGACAGGAGAATGATCTCAAGTTTCTGTACCGCTAGTTGTAATTCATTTGTGGTCTTGATGTTCCATCCGACCAACGCGAGTATGGCAGATGCCATCACGCCTACTAAAAGTTTACTATCCATGTTGCTATGTCTTCATCACATAACAAAGCGCATAGTACGGAGGTCTGTTTTCGTGACTCTGGTTGCCACCTTCGGCACTTGTGGCAAGAGTTCTGACGCCGTCTTGGTTATAGGTGTTCGCATTGTAGTCAATGTCGAGACGGTTTGCTGTAGTTGTGTCGACATACTTGTCCTCGTAAGAGTGACTGTGTTGAGGCATCTCGGCAAGTGACAGTTGGACACTAGCGGCACCACCAGTATTTCCTACGGCGTAAGTACTACCTGCACCTACGACGAACCTGTCGCGTAGGTCTGGGGTACTGTTAGTTCCATCACACAACACATAGCCACTGGGGATCGCATTGACCGCCCCTGACCACATCATAATCATTCCGGTAGGTACGGCAGACGATAGGTTTGCGTTGGTCGTCGCAAGGTTAGTCGTGAGCGTGTTCAACTGTGACTGGATGTTGCTAGTGACGCCTGACAGATGTCCTACGTTTGTACTCGTTACACTTGCTGCCGCCTGACCGCTGAGTAAGTTTAGGTCTGCTGTAGTGCCTGTGTAGGCATCCAGTTTGTTGAGGTCTGAATGGCTACTAGTGACGGCTCCAGTTACGTTTGGAAACGTGGCTTTTACGGCTGACTTGATGAGACGTATGTGGTCGTCAGCCTGTGCGAGACCATCGGTTGCTACAGGGTTCGAAGTGTTCAGTTGGTTAATGAAAGATGCTGTTTCTAAGCCCATCTTTAAGTTCCTTGTTTTTTTCAAAAGTAGCCGCTGCTTCGAAAGGACGGACTACAACAACAACAACAACGACCTTTAGTCTACTTTTTGAAATTGGGTTTTTTGTTGATGCCATGGGGGTTGATTTTGACTAAGGGATCCTAAGTTTTGCTATCGATCCTGTAAGTGTCTGTTTTTACTGTATGTTTATGGTAGAGGATGTGACATCCCCAGAGATCTGGCAGAGAATAAAGGGAGCAGCCGTAGACATTAGCGACATTAGGGAAACTTTTCCGGCTAGGGTCATTTTCTTTTGTGTACGGATTGGGACCTCAGATCTCAGGATCACCCCAAGGCGGCCCTCGATACTTCCGCCTCTCTCGTCGCCTCTCGTCCTTCCTCCGTTTGCCCTCGTTCATCTCATAGAACAAGAACCACAACCAATGCCACACACAGACACCGACTAACAGGATCAGGAGTCCGACTTCGGCACCCAAGATCTCACACGCTCCCAAAGGTTACACAGGATCTGTCTCAGGCCGACGAAAGGTCGACACACAATCTTAATGAACTTCTGCATCTCTAGTCCTCCCTAGTTGCGTTAGTTGCGTTAGTTGTGCGTGAGGATCTCGACAGTTCTCGAGGTGTTGGATCTTTTGATCTGGAGATCTACTCACGCTCTCGAGAGACACATAGAGCCGTCCGTGGACGATTTGTTATCTATAGTCTCTCAAGGTCTCTTTTCTTTGGTTGTGTTTATAGTGGTTGAGGAGGTTCTATCCTCAGTCGCCTATAGAGCGTCGTCGGCAGTGACTACCGCTCTTCTGCTTCTATAGGGGGACAGAAGGTCAAACAGGTGTTTCGACAGCATCTTTTTGTTGACAGGGGATGTCATAAATGCGATGAGGGCTTACGAGGTGTTGGATTTCTCGTGTTTACATAGGTGGCTCAAAGGTTCGAGGGGACTGTAACTCCCTCGCGGAGACGCACGCTAGGTTCGATTCCTAGGTCGCCCACCACTAAACACAGATTGAGAACTCCTCGTCTTGGAAACAGACAGAGACAAGGAGATTTCAAATGTCTACAATACAAGAGAAAGTCCGTAACGACTTCCACAACTTCGACTATGACGACAGCGACAATGTAAACTATCGTTTCTTTCGTATGTTCCTCAACGGTGAGTACGACGGAAACGGCAACGGCTTGCAGGTCCTTGAGAGCAATCGAGACTTCATCAGGGGCTTACTTAAAAAGCCTACTATGTCTACTCCGGCCAAGGTCAGATCGTTTGTCATTCGCAACTATATCCAAATGACAGCGGCAGACTATTGCTGCTCGATCTATCACGCACAGAAAGCAATCCTCGAAGCGTTCAAGCATCACCAGTTAGACCTCGAGAAGTTCAACAGCAAACTCGCAGACATTGCGATTGATAACTTTGCTGACGAAGAGGAGGTGTAGTCATGAGAAGACGCAGACCAATAGTTAAAGAGTCCGACATCCAAGAGGTGTTGGACGAGGTAAACGTGACACTTGATCAGCCTACAGAGTCGTGGACCAAAGGTCCTGACGGTAAGTTTAAGGCTAATGTAGGCACCTACCAGTTAGGCATGGCCTATGGCGGCTACCGCATCGAAAAGATCGTGAACACTGGCGGCGGCATCATGGCTCTAAGTCACTACGACACGAAGCGCGAGACACTCATACGAGCCTTGAAACTTCGCACCTACGCTTTCGAGGACATGCAGTCATGACACGGTTCGAACTCTTCCTCGAGATCCTCGGGTCGCTTGTAGGCGCACTCTGCCTCTTCGGGTCCGTCTTTGTCTGGCTTTGGATTGCTTATGCTCTGGTCGGATGACCTCCAGACTTTCTTGGTTCAGATGTTTGGCAGCATCTGTCCCCCTAATGACAAACCGGAACCCGACAGTGAGTACGTTGCTTGGGTTCCCTCAACGGATGGCGAACAGCCACCATTTTAAGGAGACACTATGAGACTTTATACAAACAGATTAGGCCAGTGGTACGGAACACAGGCAGACGCAAAGAGGAGCGGTAATGATTGGGTGGAGGTTGATGTACCTACAGTCAAAGCAGACCTCCTCGACTTCCTCAACAGCAACGAAGCAGGGCGTGTGGTCTGGGACCATGAGGGCGGCTCGGGGTCTACTGGAACGCATAAGCCAATAGTCGCGCCTTACGACCCAGACGCACCAGTCAACCAGACACCGGAAGAGATCCAAAAGATCTACCCACAGGGAAGACCGCATCCGTGGACAACTATTCGAGAGTGTGCGGAGCAAGCGTCACTTAAAGACCTGTCAGTCGCGTTGGCTGTATTCCTCAACCGTTACGAGGAGGAGTTGTCATGAGCGCGATTAAACTTAAGGGCTTCGAAGAGCCTACCACAATTAATCTGTGTCCGACTTGGGAGTCGGTCGCAGAGATCTCAATCATGGTCTTGGAAAACCCCAAGGCCTCTCAACAGGCGATCTTGGACGCCAAGCACCAGATCCGCCACATGGCAAAGATAGCCGCTCACGCAGTCGCAGAACAGGAGAAGAAATGATGGACTATAGAGAAGAAGCATTACGCCTTGTAGAGGAGCATATGGTCGACAGAAACATGATGTTGATCGCTTGCCTCAAGTACATGTCACAAGACGACGTCAAAGACATGTTGCACATCAATGAAATCGAAGTCTTGGGATCGGAGGAGACATCATGAGCAACTTAGAGAAAGAGTATGACATCGGCAGAGAAGCAGCCTTGGACGCTTTCGAGTCGATAGCCGAGCAAGTCGGCGAAGGTAGTCCGGCAGCATCTTTGGCAGGGTTTCTCACTTACGCATTGTTTGCTGTCCATTCCATGGCACCAAACGAGGCAACCGCCGAAGAACTAATCCAAGACTGTATGGACTTTGTGAAATCGAAAAAAGTAGAGGAGACAATTCAATGATGATCAAAATGTACCAATGGGAACTCATGGACGCTATTGAGAACCACATTAGAAACAAATTGAAAAGCGAGGTCGAGTTCGACTCTTACGACGTCACAGTGATCGCCGAACAGATGATCCCTATCTGGAAAGACAAGAAGCACAAGAACGGTAAGGTCGTGAAGTGTGAGCATGGACACCCAAAACAAGAGATCGATCACTTCGAGACCGAGCGCACCTTTATTGGAGAGGATGCAGAGATTGAAATACACATTGATCCAAAAGTGGAGGACGCATCATGAGCACCGAGTACGACTTTTTAACTTTCGTCATGTTCGAGCAACATCGGCTCTGGAGCGGTACAGACGATCACCGCAAGAAGTCAGTCAGGAAGGCGGAACGCTTTGCAAACTTTCGAGACTACGGAACCCGAGCACTTGATGACTTCAAGCCTCACAACATCCACGACTTCTTTGACAGCCTCACACGCGAGGGGCTGTCAGACAACACGGTCAACCACTACGCCGCCATGCTAACTCGTGTGTTCAATCACGCAGTCAATGAGGAGCATATTACCCACGCACCGAAGTTCACATGGAAGGCGGTCAAGACCAACTCTCGGCCTCTCTTCTTCACGGACGAGCAACTCGAAAAGATGGAGGCTTACCACAGAGACACGGAGGATTGGTACATGGAGCACTTTATAGTCATCGGACACCAGACCGGAATGCGCCACGGAGAGATACTCTCAGTGACCCTCAAGAGCCTCGAGATTGACGAGACCGGAGCAAGGTGGGTATACCTCAAGGACACTAAGAACGGCGACGAGAGGTACGTCCCATTGAATGACAGAGCATACGAGGCTTTAGCAGCCTTGGACTTCACTCCGGCGAGGTACTTTGAGCACACTCGTTTTTATCGAGCGTGGGGGCGCATGAGGC